CGAAGTTCCTGTCATGGTGGCCAAAGGCTGGAGCGAGGCCCAAAAGCGCGCTTACGTCATCGCAGACAACAAGCTGGCGCTGAACGCTGGATGGGACAACGAATTGCTGGCGCTTGAGTTGGCCGAACTCGATGGCCTGGGCTTCGATGTTGAACTGACCGGCTTCTCCGACGAGGAAATCAAAGCCCTGATGCCGGTGGAAGTGACCGAAGGGCTGACCGACCCGGACGATGCCCCGGCCGTGCAGGAAAACCCGGTCACCGTGCCTGGTGACGTCTGGGTCATGGGCAAGCACCGGCTGCTGTGCGGCGACTCGACCAGCGTCGATGACTTGGCCAAGCTGACCCAGGGCAACCTGGTGGACATGTGGCTGACCGACCCGCCTTACAACGTGGCCTACGAGGGCGGCACGAAGGAGAAGCTGACCATCAAGAACGACTCGATGGGCGACGATCAGTTCCGGCAGTTCCTGCGCGATGCCTACACCGCAGCTGACACGGTCATGAAACCAGGCGCAGTCTTCTACATCTGGCACGCGGATTTGGAGGGCTATAACTTCCGTGGCGCGGCTAAAGACGCTGGATGGACTGTGCGGCAGTGCCTGATCTGGAAGAAGTCCAGCATGGTGCTTGGCCGACAGGACTACCAATGGAAACACGAGCCGTGTTTGTATGGATGGAAGGACGGCGCTGGCCACCTCTGGGCAGCGGACAGGAAGCAGACGACCATCCTGGAGTTCGACAAGCCAGCACGCAACGGGGAACACCCGACCATGAAGCCGGTGGCGCTCTTCGAATACCAACTGCTGAACAACACCAAGGGTGGCGATATCGTGCTCGACTCGTTTGGCGGCTCTGGCACGACCCTGATTGCTGCCGAGAAGAACGGCCGCACTGCCATGATCATGGAACTGGACCCACGCTACTGCGACGTCATCATCAAGCGCTGGCAGGACTTCACCGGCAAGCAAGCAACACACGCAGAAACTGGAAAACCTTTCGCGGAGGTTAAAAATGGCCAAAATTGAAAAACCAACTCCTAAAAGGCAGGATGGGAGAAAATCCAACGGCGGCGCACGACCTGATGCAGGACGACCAGCATTTGAGCCAACCGATTCTGAACGCAAACAGGTCGAGGCCCTTTCCGGTTACGGACTTCCGATCGAGCAGATCGCAGTCCTGGTGCGCGATGGAATTCACGTCGATACGTTGCGAGCTCACTTCTCCCAAGAGCTTATCTCCGGCAAAGCAAAGGCCAACGGTCAGGTTGGTAAAACCTTGTTCCAGAAGGTTATGGCAGGAGACACAACCGCAGCTATTTGGTGGTCCAAGACACAAATGCGTTGGAAAGAAGTGCAGCAGCACGAAATCACCGGCGCAGACGGGGCTCCGATTGAATTCCGCCGCATTGAGCGCGTCATCGTCAAATGACGGTTCTACAGATCCAAACCCCACAATGGGCGTTGCCTCTGCTTGAGCCAGCACGCTACAAAGGCGCTCATGGTGGCCGGGGGTCTGGTAAGTCTCATTTCTTCGCTGAGATGCTGATTGAGTCGCATCTCATGGATCAGAAGCGGCGTAGCGTGTGCGTGCGGGAAGTGCAGAAGTCTCTGGCGCAGTCGGTCAAGCGCCTGCTAGAGCTGAAGATTGAGCAGATGAATGCGGGCGCTTACTTCGAGGTTCAAGAAGCTGTCATCAAGTCAAAGCGCGGCGATGGGATGATCATCTTCCAAGGGATGCAAAATCACACTGCTGACTCGATTAAGTCGCTTGAGGGCTACGATTGCGCGTGGGTCGAGGAGGCTCAGAGCCTGAGCCAGAGAAGCCTGGATCTGCTGCGGCCAACGATTCGCAAGCCCGGCTCAGAACTATGGTTCACCTGGAACCCCAGCCAATCAACCGACCCGGTTGACATGCTGTTGCGTGGCGACAAGCCGCCCCCTGGCGCGGTGGTGCTCGAGGTCAACTTCACAGATAACCCCTGGTTCCCAGACGTGCTCCGCGAGGAAATGGAGTACGACAAAGCACGCGACCCGGACAAATATGCTCACGTTTGGCGCGGCGGATATCTAACGAACAGCACCTCGCGGGTGTTCCGCAATTGGCGCGTTGAGGAGTTCGAGGCACCAAAGGACGCTATCCATCGGCTCGGTGCCGACTGGGGCTTTGCGTCTGACCCGACCGTCTTGGTTCGTTGTCACATTGTCGGTCGTACGCTCTACATTGATCATGAGGCTTATATGATCGGCTGTGAGATCATGAACACGCCGGACTTGTTCATGACGGTGCCTGAGGCTGAGAAGTGGCCAATGGTCGCTGATAGCTCTAGGCCAGAGACAATTAGCCACATGCGCAAGCATGGATTCCCGAAGATCATGCCGGCTGTCAAGGGCAAAGATTCTGTGGCCGAGGGTGTTGAATGGCTGAAGTCCTATGACATCGTTGTGCATCCACGCTGCACTCACACAATTGATGAATTGACGTTCTACAGTTACAAGACAGACCCGCTGACTGGCAAAGTTCTGCCGATTCTGCAAGACAATCAAAACCACGTCATAGACGCTTTGAGATATGCGTGTGAAGGCGTCAGACGGGCATCGGTTGTAAATAAGACGACCAACTTTAAGCCGTTGCCGGTTGTGAACAAGTGGTAGACTATTGCCAAAAGGGGCGACTTATGGCACGCGTTTCAAAAGAGCAATATCTGTCAAATCTCCACTCTGATGCATTGGCCCAGTTCAATGATATTCAGACCGCTCTGCGTGATGAGCGTTTGCAATGCTTGCAAGATCGTCGGTTCTACAGTCTGGCCGGCAGTCAGTGGGAGGGCCCCCTCCTTGATGTCTACGAGAACAAACCTCGTTTTGAGGTGAACAAGATTCACCTCTCAGTGATTCGCATCATCAACGAGTATCGCAACAACCGCATCACTGTTGATTTCGTCAGCAAAGAAGATGGCGACGACAAACTAGCCGAGACGTGCGACGGGCTCTATCGTGCTGATGAGCAAGACAGCGTTGCAGACGAAGCCTACGACAATGCCTTTGAGGAAGCCGTCGGGGGTGGTTTTGGAGCCTGGCGCCTGCGGACGGTTTATGAAGACGAAGAAGACGAAGACAACGAAAAACAGCGCATTCGTATTGAACCCATTTTCGACGCTGATAGTTCTGTTTTCTTCGATCTAAATTCGAAGCGTCAGGACAAATCGGACGCCCGTTATTGCTTTGTAGTCACCTCGATGACACGCGCAAGTTACAAAGAAGAATGGGGCGACGATCCTACCGATTGGCCGAAGATCATCCACCAGTACGAATTTGACTGGTGTACGCCTGACGTCGTTTATGTTGCCGAATACTACAAAGTCGAAGACGTTACAGAAACCATTCGGATCTTCAGGGCGATTGATGGCACAGAAGAAAGGTATCGTAAGTCTGACTTCGACGCCGACCCGGCACTAGAGGACACGCTTGCAGCTATCGGAAGTCAGGAAGTCCGTCAGCGCAAAATCAAGTCAAGACGTGTTCATAAGTACATTCTGAGCGGTGGCCGGATCCTCGAGGATGCTGGGTACATTGCAGGCAAGTGCATCCCAATCGTCCCGGTCTACGGTAAACGCTGGTTTGTGGATAACGTAGAACGCTGCATGGGTCATGTGCGCCTGGCCAAAGATGCGCAGCGCCTGAAGAATATGCAGCTCTCAAAACTGGGCGAGATCAGCGCATTGTCCAGTGTTGAGAAGCCGATTCTCTTGCCTGAGCAAGTGGCCGGCCATCAGGTCATGTGGGCTGACGATAATCTCCGCAACTACCCTTATCTCCTGGTAAATCCGATCACTGGTCCAGATGGCAGCCAGCAAGTTTCGGGTCCCGTCGCATACACAAAAAGCCCACAGATTCCCCCCGCGATGGCCGCACTGCTTCAGGTAACCGAACAGGATATGCAGGACATCCTTGGCAGCTCGCAGCAGGCTGACAAGATGGTTAGCAACATCTCCGGCAAGGCCGTTGAGATGATTCAGACACGAATCGACATGCAGACCTTCATCTACATGTCGAACTTCGCTAAGGGAATGAAGCGGTGCGGCGAGATTTGGCTATCAATGGCGCGTGATGTGTACGTTGATGAAGGCCGCAAAATGAAGTCAATCGGCTCTGATGAACAGGTTCAAATGATTGAACTCATGCGCCCAATGGTCAGCGAAACCGGCGAGATTGTGATGGAGAACGATCTCAGCAATGCCAGGTTTGACGTGAATGTCGAGGTCGGACCGTCCAGCTCAAGCAAGCGTGCGGCCACTGTTCGCGCCCTGACCGGCATGATTGCGATCAGCGACGACCCACAGACGAAACAGGTTCTTCAGGCTATGGCAATGATGAACATGGAGGGCGAAGGAATCAGCGACGTGAGGGATTACTTCCGCAAGCAACTAGTTCGTATGGGCGTTGTAAAACCCACCGAGCAAGAGCAAGAACAAATGATGGTCGAAATGCAAGGTCAGAAACAAGACCCGAATGAGATCTTCTTGCAGGCCGCCGCCGAGGAGGCTATTGCCAAGGCAGCAAAGGCCCGAGCCGATACGGTCAAGACCGTTGCTGATGCTGGATTGTCTCGCGCACGAACCGCCGAAACACTCGCTAAGACAGGGGTGCAAGAGCAGAACATGGCATTGACAGCCATGGAGGCAACTCAGCAGGAAATTATGGGTCAAGAAGTGCAACCCATTC